GGTATCAGGCAACATGGCGCTTCTCCTGTGGTTTGCAAGAAACAAACACCAGCGAGAAACCGGCCAGCAGGTTACGAGCCTCACGTTCAGTGGGAGCCAAAACGGAGATCAGGCGCAACGGAGAAATTTCGGCCAATAATGTGTTAGAACGGGCGTTAAGGAAGGTGTAGAGCTTTGAATATGCACGTATGTTACTATTAGCGTCAGCCATAGCATTACCTCGTTTAATGTTGTGGTTAGATGCCCTGACGGTGTTCCCGCACTTTCAGGGCATTGCAATTACAGCAGTTATTACCATCAATAATTTCAACGTACTATTTTTGTGGCTGATGGTAACCACAATTATTCTGATTCGAATTATTCGCCTAACCAGTTGTCGACAATCAGTCCAGGCACGCGATCAAATTCTTTACGGTTATTTGTGACTAATATCAATCCAGTACTTCGGGCATGACCTGCGATATGTAAATCATTAACACCTATGGGTGTCCCTTTTTGCTCCAGACTCGCACGTATCGAACCATAGTGAATGGCGGCTTTATCGTCATAATCCAGTACAGTAAGACGTGAAACAAAGTCCTCTACAGCACTCAAATTACGTTCAGGTGCCGCACTTTTCTCTACGCCATGCAACAACTCAGCAAGTGTGATGGAAGAAATAACCATTCTGCCCGCATTAGCGTTAAACCGACCTAACACTTCTATAGGTCGGCGTTTAATGACATATATAACGATATTCGTATCGAGCATGTACTTATGCATTAAAATAACTCACGCTCTGATTGATGCTGTTCTGCACGTTCTGTCAGAAAATCATCTGAAACACGCGGACTATTGAAGAAAAAGCTATCCCAAGAGTTTTCAACGGGTGACAAGATACGCTCATTCCCTACCGCTCTGACCGTCACTGATTTAACATTCTCTGGAAAGCGCATATCTACTGGTAAACGCACATTTTGAGTACGATTGTTTGTAAAAATGGTGCCCTGTGACATGTTGAGCCTCCTCTGTATAAATTATGACTAAAGTATATACAACACCCAGCCATAGAGCAATGCCATATAGCACATGTGTAAGCAAAAAAAAGGAATTTAAGAGAACGTATTGGTATATAAATTGCGAGAGTTTTATTGATTCACTTTAGCTAGTTAAGTCTCTCTAAGAAAGACATCAGTAATCCGTTAAATCATGCTGGTTTAGTTTTTCGTCCATTTGTCTAACAGGATTAGACAATGGGCGATATTTTCAAACTATAGAGAGTCATCTTTTGTAGCCCCGGAGACACAATAATTCAGTTTATGGCGATAACTGTAGCCCTTGGGATACAAGAAATTAAAAAATCATCGTCAATAAAGCGACTGATTCAGTAGACAATACACTGACAAATATCCCGCCAACTGTAACCACGGGCATCATCCCGAACAATGCCTCAACCTCACTTTAAGACAAATATTTCCCCCATTAAAATCAACCCTTATTGCGGCAACTCCGGCCAGTCAATATCTGGCGCGGTGTTGGGGTCAATGCGCAGTAGCGCGACGCGGTACTGTTTGAGTGCCGCCAATTGCTGAATATCAGTCTGTTGATTATCCATTGCGATGGCATCAAGTAGGATGTTGATGTGATCTGATACCTGATTTATCAGTGCGGTTTTCTGTTGGCTGGCGGTGGCAATATGGCTGGCTTTTAATGCCTGTTGATCGACTTCCCAGGCGGTTCCCGTCCATTGATCAAATTCATGTGTTGGCTGAAGCTGTGTTTTATTGTGTGGCATGGGGCCGAGTGCAGAAATGATGGATTCAGTTTTGGTTTCAATGTCATAAACCGTTTTATGGCGATGGTCTTCTACTGTTACCCACTGATTTGCGGATAAATCTCTCACCAACGCCATGCCGGTTTTAGGCTGGATGACTGGCGCGTCAGCCACCGAATGCGCTGGCAGGCCGACGCCGAGCGGCAAGTACTCCATGCCCGCACTGGCATATTCCAGACTCACCGCATCATAGTGATAGAGCGTTACCCATCCCGCCTGACTGGCGAGTTGATGGTCATCCAGGATGGCCGGTTGAACGGTAAAGTCATATTTCATTAGACAGCCCTCAAAATATAGCAAAATGAGATGTTGCGTGGTCGGGTTTCGGCGGCGGTGCGCACCACGCGGGAGGCGTCAAAATCAAAGCTGCCACAATGGGTGATGTCGGTATGGTGCGGGGTGTTGTCGTTGCCGACAGACTCAGCTTTCGCGAAAGCACCAGTGAAGTTGCTCTCTGCTGCGCTGCCGAGGCTTTCCGATACGCCACGGATGCCACCAGTGATATTTTGCAGTGCGTCGGTTTGTGCGCTTAACAGGGTGCGATTTGTATCAATGCCGCGCCCGTCATCAAATCCACGAATAAACTCACCGCGCAAATCGGGTAATTTATGGGTCGGATATAAGGTTGCCAGCGTGGGGTAGTGGTGGGCATAGAATGATGCGCCGTTACATTTTAAATAGCCTGCCGGTGGCGTGGTGCCTGGGTAGGGTAGTGGAATGCCGATGGGCGTTAATGTATCGCTGCGACTGGTGACGATATCTATCCATTCCCGCCATTGACCATAGGAGCGCAGACGATAAGCTATTTTGGCCGCGGTGTGGGTATTGTTGGTGGAGAAAATAAATTGGTGGGCGGTTAACGAGTCATTTTGAATATGCTGAATGGTCGCATCACCAAAGCCCTCGGGTTTATCGGGAGCGTATTGATTGACGTTGTACATGCCGGTTTTTGTCAGTGCATTGATCCCTGCCGAGGCAATAATGCAGTTGCCGCCCCAGCCAAATGCGCCGACCTGCATGAGTTCATTTTGAGCATTACCAACATTTCTGGTGGCCGCAGAACCTAATTGCAAGTTAGCCCGCGCCGCCTTGATATCGCTAAGATCAAATAAATTGCGGCTGGCGAGGAGATATTGCGGATGAGGATTGAGGGTGTCGAGATGGTTACTCATCAATGCCACCGCAGCATTTACCGCTTTTTGCACCGCTTTGGGCGTGGCGGCTTCGGTTTCAAGGTTACTATCGATATCGTTATTTAATCGCGTGAAACCTTTGGCGTATACGCTAGCATCGGGATGGTTGCATGAGTTTTCATGAGCAATCATCAACTCATCGATATAGGTTTTGACCTCAATAGCTTTATCATCCGCATAGTTACGCGCTGTCAGTACGGCTGATGGGATAATTTTCAGCATCACTGACGCCGTGCTGCTGACCATGAATATCATACGAATCAGTTGGGTACGGCCACTGCCTTCCTGCATTTGCGGCTTATAACTTTCCGGGCAATTGGCGATAGCAATTAACTCTCCGGCTTTATTCAGCAAGCCAATCTCCCGAATCCACCACCCGCCCTCGGTCTCAGGGATAATCTGTTCAGCGATGATTTGATTGGAATTAACTGCATCAATACTTAATGAATTCAAGGCGGCGCGGCGCTGTTCATTCACCAGTTTGTTTTGTGCCGGATCGGGTGTTGGCAGGGTACCACCGCCATCACCGACCGCCATGTGGGTTATCTCTAAACGGGTGCCAAGTGCGGTGGCGCTCGCCAGTCTGGCCGTGCCGATATGGGTCAGTAAGGCAAAGTATTTATTCGTCATATTGAGTCCATTCATAGGGGTAAATGGTCATTTCGTCGCTGTCATAACTGGCGGCACTGATGGGGATTGCGCCGTTAACCGCCAAATTAATCGACAGGCCATTCAGATGGCGACTGCACGGCTTGGCGTCGTCTATTAACCGCTCCAGTTCGGGATACATTTCCTCGGTAATACCGGTTTCCAGCACACCCACATCAAGGCGAAAGGTACCGGGCGTTTCACCGGTTTTCCACCATTCGATCACTTTGATGAGATAGCCCAGCGGCTCGACCACGCGACGAATCGCGCCAATGGTGCCTTTGTGTTTGTGGACATACTGCGAGGAGTTCACCACCGCGCGCTTAGTGGCTTCCGGCCATTTCTCATCCCAGCGATCCACTGACCACGCCCACGCCAGATAAGGCAGCAGGGATAACGGGCAAGTGTCGGCGTTCCAGAGCTGGCGAATCGGAACCGGGGTATTTTCCAGCTCGGCGCAGGCGCGCGCGGCGGCCACTTCCAGCACCGACGAACCGACAGGGAGTAAGCGGTCAGTCATCGGTACCCCCGACAGTGATAGTGCTGCCGGTGCACCAAGCAGCTTGAGTTTTATCCAGCACCACGTCAGCCAACGGGGCATTAATCACCGCCCGCTGGACGCCCTCAACATGCAGCGCGGCATAAATTGCAGATTGGCGAATATCGCGACCAAGGCGGCGCTGTGCGGTGACAAAGGCGGTCAGTTTTTTCTCGGCGGCTACGCGCACCGGTTCCGCTTCTGGCCCCGGATGCAGATAGAGCACCGCGTCAATCTCATAATCTTCAATGCGGGCGGATTGCACCGTCACCCGGTCAGCCACCGGCCGCGTGTTCTCATCATTTAGCGCGGCTTCGACCACCGCCAACAGCTCGCTTGATGCTGCGCCGTTCCCTTCGCGCGATAACACCGTGACCGTGACACAGGCGGGTGTCGGGCTGATTGCCGAGGCATCGGCCACCCGCCCGTCGGCACTTTTGGCGTGATACTCATATGCACCGGTTGGCCCCGCCACACTCAAGCCCTCAAAGGCTTGCGGAATACGCACCCGGAAATCACTGTCAGATTCCATCACCGCGTCAATCGGCGGAATGGCCGTGGGGTCAGCCGGGATAATCACCAGCCGCGCAACGTTGTTATTTGCGCCGAGCTGGTCTAAATCACTGC